GGCCTGAAAAATCGTACCGCCGTCTACCGTCGCAGACGATGCGAGGTCCCAATAGAACATACCACCCCCGCCATCGCCCTCGGCCCAATAGCCTTGGACGAACGCCGAACGACCGTCCGTAATAAGAGTCGTGCTAAGAGCTGTTAGGGCCGCAATATTAGGGACACTAAGAAGGTCAAGGTCGGTACGGAGAAGGGGGTCTCCGCCGCTGGAAATAACAGTACCCGGATAGTACGGGTCTACATCATCGCCAATTGTCGCTCCGGTTTTATCCGTTTGACGAACACGATAGACAGTAGCTTCGTCAAGGTAGACATCAGCATACTTACCCGCAAGGTTAGCAATGACAGGGTTACTGAGAGGGATGGTCCCTGCCGCGTCTGCAAAGACAGGAGCGAGTGTGGTGGTCCCAGTGAAAAAGAAATAAAGGCGTGCCTCTGCAATTGGGACACCAATATTCGAGTAAGCGGGGACAAAAGGATTGTAGTAGAGTTTCGTAGTCATATTTAAACCTTATCCTATGGTTCGACGTAGCCGGGCGGACGTACGTTGTTTCCGCTAGAAGTTCCTGCTGCCGGGACTGTGACAGCCCCCACTGAGTGTACGTTGTTCCCTTGCACAGGAGGGTCGGTTGGGTCTACTGTCCATAAGTATGTAACAGCCCCGCCCGCACGAGTTGGGTCTGTATAGTAGAACCTCAACACATCCGGGTTTGAGGCTCCCGTGGCAATCACCCCACCCGTTACAGCAACAGTGGGATTGAGTGTTGCGTCCCCGTACGCCCTGCTGTGGTTGGCAATGGTTGCGTTTCCAGCAGAATCTATAGAAATTAACGGGGCAATATATAGGGTGGGATAGCTATTAACTAAACTGCTCTCACTAGTGGTTGCATCAGCAGATGCTTGAGCATCACTAGCAGCAGTAGCGGCGGCAGCGGCAGAGGCGGCAGCAGCGGCAGCAGCAGCTTCGACATCAATAACAGCTTGGGCGATAAGAGGTATCGACAAGATTGCCTCAAAGTTCGCCTCAATCTTGAGCATAGCCTCGTCCCAGTATCTTTGAAAAAGCTGGGGCTGGAGCTTCTCCCACCCTTCTGGGAACCGAGGTAGTTTTACAGGTGCTGCCACAACTACTGTCTTTCATTCATTGTGGCGTAGTCAATCCTAAAGCGAACAAAGTCAGCCATCCGGAACTCAAAGACCCTGCCGGGCTGTTTGATAAGCCCAAGAGACCTATAAGACACGGTACGTGAGTACTGCCCCTTAGCCCCCATCGAGGTGGCCACGTAGTCTGACCAAGTCGCTCCTAGGTCATCAGACCACCTTAATTCAAGCATAGGGTTTAGACCATAGGTAGGAGACCACCCGGCGTTCACGTACACCACGACTTCACCACACTTAACGGGCTTAGCTGAGTTAGGCAGAAAGCCTGCGACCTCTCGGATAACCGGAAGGCCTACATCGCTCACACCTTCGGTAAGGGTATAGAGTTCGTTAGTGTAAGCATTGCCTGCAACCACTTCCGAACCGTGCTGCACCCCGCTTTGGGCCACCCAGTACGGGAGGTTGTAGGTGTCCCACCGAGCCCACAGGTTGTTAGCGATGTCATAAGATAGCGTAAAAGATGGCGAGCTGATTAGATAAAAGTCAGACCTATTGTGGCGGAACGACCAGCTTGAGAGGTCGTCTTCTTGCTTCAACAACTCGTCTACCGCCTCTGTGCTGATTTTAGTAGGGACCCCTTGCCCTCTAACCACAACCTTCGTATCTGTTACCCACAAAGCTGCGGGTACGCCACCGATGACGACATTAGATACAGTGTCTTTAGAGTGGCAGCCGTCAAGGTAGACGCGCCCTGAGACTCGTTGAAAAGGGGTATCAAGGTCTCCAGTAGCCACCCAAACCTCTGGTCCTGACCCACCAAGGAACCACACCTCGTCTCCGATTACAGTAATAGAGATAATAGGGTCGGGAATCCGTTCTGCTGAGGCAAAGTTGATTGGGTCGATAGTCGTCTCTCCGGGCTCAATCCAATAGAACTTCTGAGTGCCTGCGATTGAGATAAGGAAGTAGCTGTTAATAGTTGCTACTGAGCTGACTAGCTGGCCGTCCGGCACTGCCACTAGGCTCATAGAGACCCCGTCAGTCAGATACAAGAGGCCATTACGAGCCACTAGAATATTGTCTGGCAGCCCAATAAGCTGAGTCCCGGCAATCTGAGGGATGTCGGTCCCAGCCATAGTCCCGAGAGAGGTTGCAACATTCGCTGAGGTGAGGCGAAACAACTGGGACCCCGAGACAACAAGACTGTCGCCCCCAAGGATATTAGGCTGCTTCCACATTGTATAAATAGGTCCCACACCAACAGTAGTCCTGTGGTCTAGGGTAGGGCGAGAAACCCGTGAGAGTTCGTCCGCAGAGTTAGGGTTTCGCACAACATAAAGATTGTGGAGCTTGAGGCGCGGAACATCTTGTGATGCCGACTCCCAATCGCCTAAACCAAGCGGGATGTTAACCATACGTAAAATTAATTCCGTTAGGAGTGAAAGCATCGTATGAGCGGTTAGTCAAGTATAGTAGACCAAGCTCGCTAGGGGCCTCTATCTTCTGACGATACTTACTGTTCATCTTCTTGGTGAGCTGCTTCATTACGTAAGCAATCTGGTCATCAAGTGCAATACCTTCTGACGGGTCAAGCCGTAGGGCCAGCAACGAAATAAACAAATCTTCAAACTCAAGAGGTAAGGGGAAATCATCCAAGAGAGCGAGGTCTGATACTTTCTGCCAATTGCCTAAATCAGCCCGATAAAACCACTCAATGTTGGCGTTATCCGTATTGACAGCGACTTGAGTTGCACTCTCGATAGTCGTCCCATTAGCAACAACCGTTATGGGGAAGGTGCTCAAGTTACCGCTTTTATCTTGCAGCGCAAACCTAGCGCCATCTTGAGGGCTGCTGGGGAGATATACAGTAATTGCTGAGGTGATGTTGAGTAGAAGGCGAGCGTTATTGGGGATAAAATAAGGAGCCACTAGGCTGGCTACCGGGAAGGTATACGGGTCTTGGATTATGTTGTTATCGCCTACGTTAATAGGCTTGAGATACTCCCCTAAAGCCGCCCCAAAGAGGCTGCGGAAGACTCGGTTTGTGGCGCGGAGAGCCTTAGCCTCTTCCTCTGCCGTAGGCGTAGCAGTCAGGGCCAACAGGTTGTTGGTCTGGTAGGCGTCTGTAATAATCTGAGCAACAGTAGTCATTCTTTATCCTTACAGGAACGCTGATTCGTAGCCTACACCACTACCACCATCGGTGTCAAAACCACCTTGTATCATGAACCGCATACCTGTGCGGCCAGAGGTGTTGACAGTTGAGGGGTGCAGGCCGTCGTTATTCCAAGTGCCATCAACCGGATGCGCCGCAAGCTGGTAGTTTAGAGCATCCGAAGCAGTATCAAAGACTGTCGTACCGAGCAACGCGCTTGTAACAGCCGGGAGTTCGATAATCTCTAGGTTACCGCCATACGTGGTGCCTGTGTCCGTGGCAAACTGGGTTGTGTTACGCAGATATGTACGTAGCGTAAGGATGCCCGCCGACAGGGCTGCGTTTGCTGGCGAAATGTTTATCGCCTGATAAATCTTATCATACCCACGAGCAGCGTACCCATTCACAGCATCGCCAATAAGGTTGACAATCGAGTATGGGGCTTGATTATAAGTTTCAAGAGGGGTACGAGCACCGAGGTCGTTAACCCCAACCATAACGATTAGGCGGTTCTCTCCCGGAAGCATACTAGCCGTCTGGTGAACTGAGTTTGTCGCATCTCGCCGGGTAGTGAGCTGCTGAGTACCGTCTCCCGAAACTCCTGAGTTGATTACTCGCCAGCCAGCAGGGATACGCATGGTGTTGACCGGACCATTGCCCGGAAGGTTCGACGGGTAGAACGAAGCCGTCTGGCTGTCGCCCTCAAGGACGAGACTGTTAACACTATCAACGATGCTATACGACGACATCAAAGCTGCGCTTACTGCGTCAGCGTTAGCGTTACTCAGCTTAGCGTTGAACGTCACAACCTCAAACACGTCAATAGCCGCGCCCGAAGGGGCACCAGTTGACGCGATATTCGCAGCCGTAATCGTGTGAGCATATGCGCCAATGACACCGCCTGTAGCCGAGGCGTTCGTCGGGCCGCTAGTCGTAGCGACCTTGCTGTTCATATAAATGCGGGTCGAAGACGCACCGCTGCCGCTGTTAGCACCAATCACCTGCCACTGCATGCCGACGATGAAGTCTTGCTTATTGGCGTCACTGGTTGTGACAATATTGGCGTTCTTGAGATACGGGGCTAAGCCGCTCGACACAGACGCTTGCAGCGTTGCGGTGTTTGTATTTACTGTCGTACCATCTGCCGATGAAGGCCCAATCGAGAAGAACGAAATGCCGTTAACCGAGGTGTGCTGACGCATGACCATAAACACAGCCATGTTTGTCGTCGTGTAGGCACCAGCAAGGAACCGCATTGCTTGGTTCCGGTTAAACCGCCAGAACTTCAACCCGTAGGTCGGACTCCCGATTCGGTTATCAGTCATCTCAATTGCGCCAGTACCAGCAAACGAAGGCGTCAGAGTTGCACCATTACCCGTATAGTCAGAGGCAGAAACCACTTCCGAGCCGGAAAGCGTAACCGAAGAGAAGTTAGAGCCCCACCGTCCAGTCGCCGCTACAGGCAGCGTTGCTGGGGTGAAGCCGCTACTGCCCCCGCCCCTAAAGGCAGGCTGCTGAGAGGCATAGGTGCTTTGCATATTTAGATGGCTCCGAGAGTGCCGCTAGCGCCGCCCGCCGTAGTGATGGAGGCCTGTGAGCCTTCCTTACCAAGCGAGAGCGGAATAGGAAGATATACACCTGCGGTAACAGGGAAAGCGGTAAGGATGGATACACCCTTCTGGTCGAGGACAGTAATCGTGCCCGAGGTCAAAGCGAGGAAGCCACCAAGCTGGTGCTGAGGAAGAGCCACCGTAGCATTTACGCCAACTACGACTGGGTTGTAAATTTCTTGAACTGTTGACATAGTTGGTCCTTAATAAGAGGAAGTGGAGGAGGCCCTTTCGAGCCCCCTCCGTTCTTCACTTAGCCGTTAATACGGACGAGACGGCGACGGTCACGAACGTTAGCCGTAAGGGCAACGTCGAAACGGACGCGGTGGTCACCAGTACTAAAGGTCGAGTCACGCCACATACGAACACTCAGCGGAATCTTCGTTAGCGACTTACGCAGCGCCATACCCGTAGCGGGCATGATGAGGTCAGCCGTGTTAACGATGATTGCTTCCTTCTGAATGATGAAGCGCGGCTTCACCTGAGCCGAGGCAGCACCAAGGAACGTAATCAGCGCAGCAGCGCCGGGGACCGAGTCCACAGTAGCGTTTGCAGTGTTGACGTTGATGTCACCACCCGAGCCCGAACCCGGAACGATAATAGCCGGGAAGATACGCATTGCGGTAATCGCACCGGCAACAGCCGTGTAATCACCAACCACGCGGAACTGCTGGAGACGGCCATGGCTTGCGCCAAGACGGTTATCCCAAGCATTGACGCCAGCGATGGTAAAGACTTCACCATCCTTGACCGTTTCAGTACCAGCCGCCGAGACGGTGATATTGATGGTCTGCGTCATGTACTGGCCCGGAGCTGCCGAAATCGACACAGCCGAGTAGTTCACGTTCTGCGTGGCAGCGTTCATCTTGACGTTAGCACCCGAGGCCGTACGCGTACCAACCGTCAGAGTCGGAAGCTGTTGGGTGAAGAGGGTCGGAATACCGGCCACCTTACCATCAAAGCCTTCGCGGTAGACACCAACACCAGCATCAGCAAGCGATGCGTTGTTGCTGGTAATCACGCTACCAAGTGCCTGCATATCGCCGTAGGTAAAGATACCACGGAGGTCTGCATCGTCAACACCCTCTTCCTTAAGACGCGTATAGCCCGAGGCCACGTTGTCATAAGTCGAGATTGCCGTACCCGGCGTACCGAGCCAGTTGTTAGAAGCGAGAGCCGCAGTCCGAAGGACATAGGCATCAATCTTCTCAGCGAGGTTCAGAGCAGCATTCTTAATCGCCGTCGATTCACGGGCCTCGTTGAGGTCACGAATCTTGGTGAAATCGCCCCAACCCATCGAGGTGCCGAACACCTGATTGAGCTGGAACTGCTCCGAGCCGAACACAACGTCCTGAACACCCGAGGTGAGGTCATTGACGCCATTGGTCGTCTGGGTGATTGCGAAGCGAGGGCCAACCTGCTCCACGACCGTCAGACGGTTTCGGTCCTCCATTTCGCCGTCATACTGCTTCCACGTAACTGCCTGCGCCGAAGCGAGGTTGTTCTGAAAGATAGCAGCAAAGGCGTTAAGGACTAGTTTTGCATTGTCTACGACAACAGCCATGTTTTAGTTTCCTTCCATGAGGTTTATGACATTACACCTTCGCATGGAGGAAGTCTTCATCGTTTACTTTTTGCTGAAAAACTTCTTTGCGAAGGCGTCTAAATCGTCAGTGTCATCAGCCACTGCCACCCGACCGCTTGCGCCCTTATTGAGCACGGGGGGAGGCGGAGCCCTAGTCACTGTCGTTTCTTTAAGTGCCGTACCCTTCGAAGAATACAAAGCTTCAAGTCGTCCGAGCGCTATGGCAGCCTTGACGGGACCAAGTGCAACAATGCGCTTAGCTTCGTCGAGGTTAGTTGAGAGATGGTAGAAAACGTCTGGTCCCTTGTCCATCATCTTAATGGCGGTAGCCAGATACTCACTGTATCCGGGGTCAAGGTCTTTGAACGCCTCTTCCAGCTCTGCACCCTTCTCGTAAAGGTCTTCGTACTTATCTTTAACTGTGGCGAGGTTATCCACCCACTGGTCTTGGAGTTCGTCACGAGCCCTCTGCTGAGAGAGGTTAGCCTCTTCTTTTGCTTGTTCAGCCTTTAGTGCTGCCTGTTCCTCTTTAATAGTGAAGCGAGTGAGGTCTCGAATGTACTTGGGGTCAAACTCTCCGAGTGGGTACAAGTCTTCGCCATCGGCGTCCTTTGCATCCGGGTTGGGGGCTTTACCCAAGGACTCTGTGGTAGGAGCACCTTCTTGTGGGGTAGGCTTCTGCTGTTCAAAGGCTTCAAGGCGTTTAGCGAATTCATCGCGTTCACGCTCTGCGGCCCGAGCTTTAGCAGTTAGGTCGTCGATTCTTTCCTGAGCACGGTTCTTAGGCTTCTTAGCTTCAACAGGCTTTTCGTCCTCAGCACCCTCTTCGAGAGTTTCTTCGGCTACAACCTCTTCTGCTTCATCCTTAATCGTGTCTTCGGTTGCGAGGTCTTCGACTTCCTCGGCAGGTTCTGCTTCTTCCTTGACGGGCTCAGCCTTAACAGGTGCCTTAACATTATTGAAAAGGTCTGTGAAAGCGTCGAGGTCGTCAGTATCAGGGGCAGTAGTAGTTAGGTTTTCAGTTGTCATAAACTGTGTTGCGGTCCTTCACCGATGCTGCTTATTTGCGAGTTGGTCAGGACAGGGGCAGCGCGGCCTATCCTGCTCGAAAGTCTTAAATCTTGTGGATAACCCAGTCGAGAACGGGGGCAGCCACAACAGCAATTGCAACAAACAAAGGCATGATACGGGTTTTAATCTCCCGGAGTTCTAACTCCAGTAGCGCCCGTGCCTCTCGTTCGTGATGAATCTCTTGGCGCATTTCTCGGATGCTGGCCGAGTGTTCTTGGGCCTCAATCCGAGTCAGACGGTCCCTAACATCACCAATGTTTTCATTGATTCTATTCAGTAGCTCCATAAGCTCCAACGGAATATGAAAGGTGGATGGGTTAACTGCCACTTTTCTTAGCCCCGCCGCTAGGAGAAATGTCCCTACTTGCCTTAGCTTCTTGAACTGTCTTGACGCCAAGCTCAGTAAAGTCAAACTCGCCCTGATGGATAGCAGTGATACGCTTAGTCTCAGCGTTATACGCTTCGATATCGGCACGCTGCTGTTCAATAGAGCGGTCAATCTTAAGAAGCTCGTTTTCCTGAGTAAGAGCTTGAATCTGCATATGCATCTGCTGCTTAATCGGGTCAGGAGCCTCTTGGTCCTTATCCTCTTCCTTGAGGAACTCTTGAGGAATCGTCTTCTTGAGACGTTCCGCCAGCTCGTCTGCTCCGGGCCAATCTTGGGCCTTAGCGACAAGGTCACCTGCTACCTGCATGAGCTGCGGAAACACCTGAACGGCGTCCATCATCGCTTGAGCAGCCTCAACTCTACGAGTCGTGTAGCTAGTGCCAGTGCTGAGTGCGACATCGTACTTGCCGAGTGCGAGATTAGGCGAGTTCGGGTCGTTGGGGTCGTTCACCTTCATGAACTTAATCTTCTCGTCTTCACCAATGATGCGAATGATACGAGTACCGTCGTAAATCTGGCTGATAAGCTGGTTAATCACGTCACCAGCCTCTAGAACCGAGGCATTACCGTTATCATAGTACGTAAGCGAAGCGATATCGCCTTCACGCTGACGTGCATTGATAGCCTTACCGCTCGTTTCGTTGGATTTAACACCAAGCGAAGCGTCGTGGATACCAGTAACGTCCTTCATATCTTGGGCGTTGATGTTTGCTTCATTATGAAGCGCCATCTCAGCAGCAGGAGGGGCCAAGCGCTCGGGCGGAGCCGACGCATCGTCATTATAGATAAGCAAGGGGTCCCGTGAGAGGTGTGCCCGACGGAAATCGTCCTCACGGCCCTCTACGGCGCTCTCAGGAGCAATCCACTGAGCCTTTGGAGCGTAGCCAAGCTGCTCGGCAGCAATAGAGCGCCAGAAGTTCCGCAGGCGGACTGAGTCCTTCATGAAGCGGACGAGGCCGTAACGGTAACGAGTGCCTGAGATATTAACTACGCGCCCTGTCATACGGATGACGGGGAGTCGATTGAGGCGGTATTCATACGGACCACTGAGAATCTGGAAACCTGAGACCAAATGCATCTGTGCATAGGTGCAAGGAGCAACACGAGTACGGATGCACCTGCCGTGCTTTTCTGTCAGCTCTTCGAGGTTGTTGTCGATAAAGCGTACCGAGCCGTCCTCAAACAGTCCGAGGAGCCGGTTGCGGTCAATGAGACGCCAGTACTCGGAAATCTTGTACCCATCTTGTTCAATCCAGCCCTCTGAGAAGAGATTAGTGTATTCCTTCTCTCCTAGCTCTTCCGGGATAGCCTTAGGCCACCGCTTCTCGAACTCCTTCTTCGGGATAACATCGTCAACAAAACAATGTCGAGCATCACGTCCCGTGGGGTCAACAGAGAAGCGGTCCCACACAACCGACAAAGCATCGTCGATAGGGCGGATGAAGATGTCTTGGTCAAATACGTCTTCTTTGGCGTACTCTACAGACACACGAAACGCGCCATCACCGCACTGTACTGCCGACTCAAAGGCCGTATCGTACACGCGGGAGG